GATAGGATTATGCCAAAAGTAATATCTAAACTTTTTGTATAAGTTGTTTAATATCATCTTGTAATTTTTTACCTACACTATTAGCATGATTAATAACAGCAGCACATAGATTACCATGATATGGATATCCTTTTAGAGCTTCTCTAATTTTACCTACAGGTTTTCCACCATAGTCAATAACTATAGCATTATTTTTATTGAGACCTATTTTTAATTCAAATAGTATACCAGTATATTTATCTAAATTATTTTTTTCCGTCATTGCTATTAACCCCTTTAGATTGTGGCATTAAAGTAGATAACATATTCATAAGTTTTACTACCTCTGCATATGGTCTAGACATTAAGTATCTCATTATATCCATAAGTTGTTCAGAACTTATAGTATAAGTTCTAGGGTTTGGCTTTTGTTGTGTTTGTTTTTCTTTCTCCATTTGTCCTCCTGTTATTAAAATGGTATTTCTTTGTCATCATAGTGTCTTATCAAAGACTCTAATTTTTCTTTAGCACTACAGTATTTAGATAATAATTTATCTATTTCCTCTATGTGTTGTGGGTGTTCTCCTATACCTACAGAATTAGCTAAATAAATATCAATTGTTGCTAATGCAGCTTCCATATCTGCTTCATACTTTTTTCTTAAAGCATTTATAATTTTATCCTTAAGCATCATTCTCCTCTAAATTGATAATACTTATCTTCAATTAAATCTATATCTAATAAGTATGGATTATCTTTACCCCTCTTATTAAACTCTTCTCTTAAATCTCTTATAGTTTGATTAAGAGTTCTACCTGCATTTAGACAACCACATACTGCATCATCTACTTCTATTATTGCTTGTTTTACTGCTCCCATATTTTTTCTTCTGCCTCCTCTAATTGTTTTTTTAATTTACCAATTTCTTTTTGTATGTGAAGCATCGTTTCTTGTAATGCCAATATTTTACCATATGCTTCCATTTTCTCTCCGTGTGTCATTTAACCTCCTTTACTAGTTTATCTAAATACCATTGTGCTTTTTGTAAATCTTCTAATGGCTCACCTTTAAATTTATATCTAGAAACATATTTCAAAACGTTTCCTTTTAGATACCCATGATACTCATCATCTGTCATACAATCTCTTATAACATCAATAGTTTCTTTTTTACCATGAAGATAATGTGATGGTGAATTTACATTATCATGATGATCTAAATCATTACTAAAGTCTGCCATATTCTCTCCTTATAGCTTTAATATCAATAGTCTCAACATTATAAGATCCATTACTAACTTCTCTCTTAACAACTAAACCACTCCACCACATATGTTGAGTATCTTTAGCAAATTCTTCATGATGTGTCAAGTAACAACCAGCAGATAATGCTTGTATTTTTTTACCATTAGGTAAAGTAGATAATGCATAATCAAATAAATGGCAATGCCCTACAGTTGCAGATACTTTATGTTTATTTAAAATAGATCTAGCGACATTCTCTCCTGATATAGCACGACCCATAATACCATTAGGTAAATAATGAACATAGTGTACTCCGCTAACTACCTTTATCTGTTTAAATGGTATTTCTTGCCAACCATATTCTTTAAATTGTAAATCAGATATTTTCATTTTACCTTCTAGTTCAGGGTTATCATCTACAAATCTATCTATTCTATCTTCATGATTACCATGAATCATTATTTTTCTAGGTTTATGTTTACCTAGACCTTTGTTGAATAGAGCAAGTGCTTGATGTGAATGCTCAATATCTTTTTCGTATCTTCTACCTTCAAAAGATTTCTTACCTCTATCATAAGAGGATAAAGAATCCATACTACAAAAGTCACCCATACATATTACATGAGTAGCTTTTATATCTGCAGCCAGTTTACCAGCCCACAGAAATCTATCATTGCTGGATTTAGGTGTGCAATGAGGGTCACCTATAACTAAGTGCGTTGCCATTAGTTTAACTCCTTGTCTCGTTTCTTTTTTAAGAACTCAAGAAAGTCCACCACATTAGATTCATCATCAAACTCTGATACTGCACTAATAGTTAGATTCTCTTTTTGTTTATGCTTATCATCAGCAAACCCACGAAGACCCCACAGAAACGTTGAATGGGGATCGGTAGTTGCCATCTTTATCATGCCTCTAGCTATTGTAGAACATAATTCGTATTGTTCTGTGGTCATTTTTGTTCTGCTATCCATAATGATACCACAAGTAAAACCTTTTTCCCAAGGACTAACAAGCACCTTGATTGCATTATTAAATAATTTTTTATCATCTTTTTTCATTTAAATGGTGGCCCACCAAACCACATCACTAAAGATTTTCTTATACCTTTTGTAATTGGTGTAACTTTATGTCTTAAAAATGATGCAAAGAATATAGCTTGTCCTTGTTTTAAAGGTGTTGGGTTATATTCAGGCACATCTGAAAACAAAAGATCTCCACCTGTAAACTCTGATGGATCTGACAATAAACAAGTCATAGATATTTTTCTAATTGGATTCTGGCCCTGTCGACCAAATGAACTTAGATCTATATGCCAGTCATAAAAACCTTTTTCAGGATACACAGTAAACTGTGCTGGCTCTGTAAGTTTTATGCCATCAAACATAAAACAATTTAAATTTACACTAGATAATTGATTTTCAATTACTGCATACATCTGTGGTAATTTATCAAAAGGTATCCAAGATATTGTTGTTATTCTTTTTTTTGTATCATCGTGACCTTTATTACCATCACTTAGTTTAGCTTCTTCTTGTTTACATTGATGACCAACATCTATAATCATTTTACATTGTTCAGATGTAAATATAGGTTTTGCAGTTTTAGCAATATACCCTTGCCATGCAGGAACTTTAGGCATTAATTTAAAAGGTTTTATTTTCATTTGAAATATTTGTTATCATATGGAACAACTTTCCATTCAATGTTTTTTTTAAAATTATTTCTTTTAGCATAATCATTTGCTTCGTCTTCTGAAATCCATACTTCATTAGTAAATATTCTCCAATCTTCATTATCTTTTATTATTAAACAATACATATTCGGTAAAGGTGGACACTAGACCCCTCGAACTAATATCCACCCAGTTACTCAGATTTTTCCTCCTGTTTAGGATTATTAACCTCAGTATACCAAACCCATTTAGGATTCTTACCTTTAGATTGCTGTTGTTGTAGCAACTGCAATTTACTTCCCCAACAAGGAAGTTTGTATGGGCAATATGAACAGACAAAGCCCAAAACTCTATTACCTGTAGGTTTACCTCTAAAAGTTTCTGCAATATCCTCGTATTGCTTTTTAAAAGGAACCTTATCTTTTAATGCTTTTAAATTATCTTTAGCTTTCTTTAGTGCCTCAGTTTTATGAGGCTCAATCATTGCTGGTGTTTCACATACTGTCCATTCACCAGTTGATTTATTAATTGCTATCCATCCACCAAATTCTTTGTTCTGGCTTTCACCATATAGAAATCCTTGTGATGCATAACCAAAGGAATCTTCTTTGATAACCTCAAGAAATCCACCTTCTTCTCCAAACTTTTTTTCAAAGGAATATGGTGATGCACTTTTAATATCCCAAATCTTTTCATCAATTTCAACATCTTGTTTACCTTCAACTTCACTTCCATTAAATTTATATTTAACTTTTTTTTGTTCATTTTTTATATTCACTCCTGCTGACTTCATAATAAATATTGCTAGTGCTTCTATTATATCTCCAAATGTATTTCTTACTTTTACATTATATGGTTGGCCTTCACCTTTAACACCCTTTGCTTCCATCTGCAACTGACATAAAGGCCTACCTATATTAGACATTCTAGGTTCAAATTTATTTTTTCTTTGATCTTCAAACTGTTTTAGTAAGGCGTTTTTACACGCCTCACCAAACTCCTCTACAAGTCCTTTGTCTAACTTTACAGATTCTTTAGATGCTTTACCTAAATATTGCTGTACTTTATAAAGGATATTATTCATCAAGTAGCCAATACTTTTTCAGGTGAATCATCACTTACTTCTTCTACTATCTCAGCATCTACCTTATCTGAACCATTTGCTTTTTTAGTTTTTGCTGTATTATAAGCAGCTATAACTTCTTGATTTTCAGTATCAATAGATTCTTGAAACACCTTTAAAGTTTCCATGTCAGTTTCAGATAACTGTAAATTACTATCAGCATTTACTACTATCTCAGGAACATAAAAAACATTACCACCTTTCTTCTGTCTTTTAGAATCAATACTTAAAGTAGAATTAAACATAAGTTTTTTTCTTTTCTTTAATTGTTCTAAAGCAGCACTTACTGGTGAAAATGCTGTACCTGTTACTCGATATAGAACTGGCAAATTAGCTACTTTATGGGCATTACCTTGTGCAGTTTTACCATCCTCAAAAGATAATAAACCATATACAAGTTTATAACACCTAATTGTTCTTTGTCGTTCTAGTTGTTCAGGTGTAAGACTAGACCTTTCTTTAAAAGGTATCTTACCACATCTAGTACCACCTAAAATATCTATAGCTTCTTCCTTCCAGCTTTTAAATATAATAGATCGGTTTATATACTCACCCTTATCAGCATCATAATGCATATACTGCATTGCACTTATGAATGGTCTGAATGTTACTGGCTTACCAAAAACATTTTGACCTATACTAGAATCATAAGTATAAAAATGCCCAACTGGTAATTGATTACCATCGTCATCTTCGGGTGTTCGATTGATCGCTAATCTAGGTATGTTAGTACCCATACTAGATCCATCATCTTGTCCAATGGCTTGCATGATTTGCTCATCAGACATCTTTTTTATATTTACTAAGTTATTATCAGACATTTGTCCTCCATTTTAGTTGTTATCTTATACCACACTTTTATAAAAAAGTCAAGTATTATTTTATAAAAAATTCTACAAAAAAACCTATTAATACCCATAAACCTATTACTGAAAATAATATATTTATTAACTCTAGCATATTCTTGTTTCTCCTTTTATTACTTTTACTATTAAGCCATCAGATAATGCAAAGTATTTAAATGCACTAAGAAACTCATGGCTTTCATTTATGTACAAAATAGATGGATCTATCATGCATTTATCTTTTAACTCTGTATATTCTATATAAGCACTATAATCAGAATCATCATACTCATCTAATGTTTCTAATGCCTCTATTGTTTTTCTCATATTGCCTCCTTCATATCTAACCAATTATAACCGATCTTAAGCTCCGTGTCAAGGGGTACATTAAAATCAATTTTGTAATACGTTTTCAATGCAGGTATTACGTCTGCAGTTCCTTGTCTAAATATATCAGACATAATCTTTTCTTCACCAGGATATACATCAGCGATTATAGAATCATGCACTGTATTTATTAACAAACTTTTTACTTTCTTTTCTCTCATTAAGTTATATATATTAATACAAGCTAATGGTACAATATCTGCAGTAGCAAATCCTTGCACAGGATAATTTTTTATTTGTGTTCCATAAGTAGATCCACCCCAAGGTGTTCTCTCTGCATACGGAAATGAATATTCTCTACCTGTTGGTAGTTTAACTCTTTTAAATCTAATAGCTTCACTCTGTAATTTTTCATGCCATTCTTTTATACCTTTATACTTTTCTAAAAATTTAGTGTAATATCTTTTTTCATCTTCAGTTCCTGTAACGCCACCATACAAAGGTTTAAATGTATGTGCCTTTGCATCCTGTCTAGATACACCAATAATATCTGCAGTATATTGATGAACATCTATTTTATTTTTTATATCTTCCA